AGGGCCGCGCGGAGTTTGACGAAACCAAATACGACAGCGACGCGGAAAAGCGCAAAGCGGCAATGGCCGAATATGACGAACTCGCCTTAACCGCAGATCAAGACTTCGGGTTGATTCCCGACGCCTTTAAGTCGGAACCGGAACACGTCGAAGTTGACGAAGGGCTATCCATGCCGCTGGACGTGTCACAGGTGGATCTCCTATCGCCGCCGGGCTTTGTTGGGCAGGTAGTTGATTGGATTGACAGCCAGTGCCGTTACCCCCGCAGGCGCTTATCCGTCGCGTCAGGTCTTTGCGCCATCGCCAACATCGGCGGGATGTCACACGAAGACGAATTAAACGCGGTGACTGCCAACATGCTGGCGTTCTGTGTCGCCGCATCCTCAACAGGCAAAGAAGCCGTTATGCAGGCGTTTTCGGACCTGCACATCGCGGCCGGCATCCAAGGCGCATTGCAGGGCGGCATTAAGTCGGAGCAGGAAGTCACCCGCAACCTGATTGAACATCAAGCGGCGTTCTACAACGTGGACGAAATCGGCATTTTCTTAGCCAAGGTCCGCAACGCCCAAACCAAAGGCGGGGCAAGCTATCTTGAGGGCGTGTTCGCAATCATCATGTCGGCCTACTCCAAGGCCAACAGCCGTTTTCTATTGGGCGGCGATACCAAGCGCGATCTGCGCAAGCTGTATGTCGGGCAATTAAGCAAGGCGCAGGATCGTGACGACGCTGAGCAGGTTGAAAAGGCCGAACGGATGCTGTCAATGATCGACAACGGTTTGGAGCGGCCCTTCCTGTCGCTGATCGGCTTTACAACGCCAAGCACGTTCGACGGCATCATGGACGGCGAAACCGCCACGCAGGGCTTTGTTGGTCGTGCAATCATCGTGAACGAGCGCGACATCAACCCGCGCGCCCGGCGGGGCTTCAAAAAGAAAGACATGCCAATCATGATGGCGGGCCGTCTGGGCGTTCTTTACGGCGGCGATGGGCATCGGGTCGAACACAACGGCAAGCGGTTCATGGTGCCGACGGATGACGACGCTGCGGATGCGTTGCTGGGCATCAATGATTGGCTGTTGGATTATGCCGACTACATGGGCGAAAAAACGGGCGAGGCGTCCGTGGCAATGATTAGGCGCGGGTACGAATTGATCGCCAAGATCAGCTTTATTCTGGCCATTCCAGACGGGCGCAGAACCATCGAACACGTCCGCTGGGCGCTGGCATACGTCAAGGACGAAATGGACTTCAAGGTCGCATTGGTGTTCGCCAACGACAACAAAAAGGACAAGCCACAGGAGGCATTGGCGGCCCGCTTGCTGGGCTATATCGATGCCGATACGGGCGCGTCCACGTCGGTTCTGGCGAACAGATCACGCATGGACAAGCCGACGATTGAAGCCATGATGAAGGACTTGGAGGGGCGGGGCATGGTCAAGGGCGAGCAGGGCGTGCGCAAATTCAAGGGAAAATTCATCACAATTTGGAAAGCTGTCTGACCGGACACTACCCTGCAAAATTTGAAAGAGCGCGGCGATTGTCGCGCTTTTTTTGCGAATGGCGTCCTTAGTTACACACGAAAGCCTTAGTTAACAGGGGTGTGATAAGTTGTAAGTCTTTGTTATCGTTTAGAAAAAGGCTTAGTTACGCTATTTATTATTTATCGCCCTATAGAAAGAAAAAATCGGTCTAAAAGGGGTTTCTTTCTCTTTTCAAAATCAGTCTCTATATCTTGTATATATAATATATAAGAGATATAAATCAATCATTTCAAAGGGTTCAAACTTATCAGAGGTGTGTAACTAAGGATAACTTGTGTAACTAAGAATTAGCGCTTGACCCTGTGCGCAACTGCGCATAATGTAGGGATAGAAGCAAACAAAGGATCAAGACCATGACAACCGCAGAATTCAAAACAGCATACAACGACGCAGCCAAGACGGAGTCGGTTATGATTGCCGCAAACAACAAAGCCTACTTTGACGAAAAGACCATGACGCACGACGCATGGGTTGAAGCAAACGCAAAGGCGGCACGCCACTTTGAGGCACGCATTTCACACCTCGAAAATCTCACAGCACAGGCGGCGGCGTAAAGCCCCGCCCACCAACCCCAACAAAGGATAAGACCATGACGGACAATCGTTTCAAGGCAATGTATGATTTATCGGCCCGCCTTGGCGGATCTGATGAAGAACCAAAAATGACACTGCGCGATAAATTTGCAATGGCGGCACTGGCAACAGAATGGTGCAAAATTATTGACGAAGATTCTGTTTCTGACACGGCAAGTGATGCCTATCAACTCGCCGACGCAATGCTAGAGGCACGCAAGACACCAGAAGGAGGAGAATAATGGACCACCACGCAATCAAGGCAGCGCGGGAAGCGATGGGAATGTCACCCGCAGACCTTGCAGCAATCATGGAAGTGAAGCGGCCCGAAATCTATCGGATCGAAAGCGAAGCACGCAAGCCGCCACGTCGGTTCGTAGCCCTACTGCAAGCCATGATGGCGGGGTGGAGGCCATGACACAACGAGCAAACGACTTTCTAATCTGGCGGGCAGGATCGTCGGTGAATTGGGAATGCACCGCGCAAGAGATTGCAGACGAGACGGGGCTTTCACCTAGTAACGTGTTAAACACATGCAAGCGAAAACGCTGGAAGCTAGTTCACGGCAACAACGGCGGCCACGCAGCACGGCACGCCGTTGACACAATTATTTCTCACCCCAGAATGATGTCAGGCGGTGCAACATGAACCAACACAACACAAAAGGAAAAATCATGAAAACTTTACTCAAGCTGACAAACATCGAACGCGTTGCGGTCAAAGAGGCACTGGAAGCAATAAATGCCGCGCCCAAAGGGTCGCTGTTGATCTATTATCGTGGAGCGGTGGGGCGATGCTCTCCGATTATCATGCGGGACGCACGCGCGGCAGCCGCAGGCGTCGGGGAACTATGCCAAAAGCCCACGAAATCATATGACCGCCGGGGCTATCGCATCTGGGACTACATGATACAGAAGCATTCGGTGCCAGCATGAACGTCGCAGAAATGGAAGTCGTGTCGCAAGTCCCATTTAAGCTGCCGCGCATGGCAACAAAGATCGAGGGACACATCGGGCGGCTGATGCTGGCGCAAGAACGCGCGGACGGTCACGTTGCAAAAATTCCAAAAGACATGGGGGCCAATTTTGGCGCGGCGCGGCTTGATCCAAACCACCAAGTTAACAAGGCCATTGATCTGGCCAAACTGCTAAAAGGAAAGCCACCAATGGGGCGCGAACAAATCGCCGTCCTGTTGAAATGCTCAAAGGAAACCGCAGCCGGGCGGGCATCCAAGGCAGTCGAAATGGGGTTGATTAAAAAAGTCAACACAGGAACATTTCAGGCAGGTGAGCCGACGCTGACCTATCAGGCAATGGAGCCGACAGCCTTGACCCCCCCCCCGCAAATAAGCGATACTTAGGGCAGGCTCGTCATGGTGCCTGCCTTTGTTGGTAGTGGTTCGCGCATTCCTCCCAAAGCGCGGACCACGACAAAGCAACCATGACAATTCTAACCAAGGGGCAAACATGACAAGCAAATCACAGGCACGACGCAACAAACGCGCACAGAACAAGCCCACACCACCAGAATGGGCCGCTGTGGGCGATGCTGCGCCAATTGCAACCCAACCCACCGCACGGCCTACAGACGAACGCCTAGCGCGCGGACATTGGACCGCACCGGATAGCAAGGGCGGCGCGTTTGTCGACCTAGCGTGCGACATGATTGGGCGGATGTTCGTTTCTAAGCTAATCACAGAACAGCAAGCGCAATCAGCGCGGACGTTTTCGGAGGTCTATGCGGCCTACCTTGATGAAATCGGCATCACGGAAAGCAAGTCGTGCTTGGCCGTATCGTCGGGCGGGTTTGATCCAAGCGACGGTAATGAGGCGGTGTTCAAGCGATACTACGCCATAAGGGACAGAATAGGGCGCGTTAAGACGTCCTTACTGCAAACGGAATGCAGCAAGGCGGCAGACGACAAGCCCGCCAATCTATTAGCTCTACGCAACGCGCTGGACTGTTTGGCGGCGTAGGGGCAACACAACAAAGGACTATGACATGACTGATAGCAAAGCAATGAGGGTTGAAGTCACCCGCATTTCAAACAATGACGGATTTCACGAGCTGCAATTGCGAGTTGATAAGATTGAAGCCCAAGCGCGAATTGCCGAGCTTGAGGCAACAGTTAAGGGTTATCTAGGGGCCATTACAGATTCAGCAGGGGGCGCACCTAACATGCATCGCCCAGCACAAATTGCATTGCTCAAGCTGCAAGCCGTCATTGATTGGCCTACTAAGGGAAACGGCGATGCCATCCGCGCTTCATTGGGGGATAAGGCGTAGTGCTTGACTAGCCCGCAAAAACTGCTATTTGTAAAGGCGAAGAATTGCGTTTGGTCTACGGGCTAGACGCTTTTTGCGTTGGGCGGGATGCCCATAACCTAAACGAAAAGGCGGGAAGCCTATGGCGCTAACACCAAAACAGGCGCGGTTTGTCGCTGAGTACCTTATAGACCTCAACGCAACGCAGGCAGCAATCAGGGCTGGATACAGCGAAAAAACGGCAAATGAGCAGGGATGCCGCCTGTTAGCAAATGTTAAGGTCGCAGCGGCCATTGCCGACGCCAAAGACAAACGCGCAGGCCGTACCGAAATCACACAAGATCGCGTTATGGCAGAGCTTGCCAAGCTGGGCTTTTACGATATCCGCAACGCTGTCCGATGGGGTGGAGCCCCAAAGGCTACGCAAGATGGCGAGTTGATCTATCCTGTCGAAATGGTAGCAAGCGAAGACATGGACGACGAAACGGCGGCGGCTATCACTGAGGTGTCGTTAACTGCGCAGGGCGTTAAAATCAAAATGGCCGACAAGCTGGCTGCGCTTGAGAAGCTAGGCAAGCATCTAGGCATGTTCGTTGGATCAGGTGGAGACGAGGCAGACGCGCCGTCAGTTACAATCAACTTAACGACATCCGCTCCGGTTGGAGACGTTCGTGTCACACGACATTCGACTTAGCGCACCGCAAGGCGTTTACCTAAACGAGCTAGACACTAAGTTCCGCGCTTACGTTGGCGGGTTTGGTGCAGGCAAGACGTTTGTAGGCGGGCTTGATCTAGGGTTGTTCGCAGCCAAGCATCCGAAGGTTGTCCAAGGCTACTTTGCGCCAACATACCGCGACATCCGCGACACGTACTGGCCAACAATGGACGAGGTAGGCTTTGAGTTAGGCTTTCGCGTCAAGATTAAAACGGGCGACAAAGAGGTTGAACTATATCGGGGCCGATCCTGCTACGGCACAATCATCTGCCGATCAATGGAGGACCCAAGCGGCATCATTGGCTTTAAGATTGCCCGCGCGCACGTTGACGAAATCGATGTGTTGCCAACGGACAAGGCAAGAAATGCATGGCGCAAGATTACCGCGCGGATGCGTTTAAAAATACCTGATGTTGTAAACAGCATTGGCGTAACAACAACGCCAGAGGGTTTCAAGTTTGTCTATGAGACATTTGCCCGTCCGCCGTCCACGGACAGAGAACGCACGCGGCTTAGAGATTACAGCATGGTGCAGGCCAGCACATACGAAAACGAAGCCTACCTTCCGCCTGATTACATTCAATCGCTTAGAGACACTTACCCCGACGAACTAATCACTGCGTATCTTATGGGCGAGTTTACCAACCTGACATCTGGGACCGTTTACAACTCATTCGACAGGCACACCAACCGCAGCCGCGAGACATTGCAGCCCGGCGAGCCGATCAAGCTGGGCATGGACTTTAACGTCGGCAATATGGCCGCGTGCGCGTTTGTATTGCGGGAAAACGACTGGCATTGCGTTGACGAAATAAAGGGCGGAGTTGATACCCCGTCAATGATTGAAACAATGGCCGAGCGATACGCGGGCCATAGCGTCACGATATACCCCGACGCTACAGGGCAAAACACATCAAGCAAGGGCGCTTCATTGTCAGACATTGGCCTCTTACGCGGGGCTGGTTACAAGATACGTGCCAAGGACAGCAACCCGCGCGTGAAGGATCGCGTGCTGGCCGTCAATATGGGCTTTCAGCGGGGCCGCGTGTTTGTCAACCCTGATACATGCCCAGAAACAGCGCGATGCCTTGAACAGCAGCCCTATAACAAGCAGGGCGAACCCGAAAAGACAACCGGACTTGACCACCAAAACGACGCTTTCGGCTATCCGCTTGCGTATGAACTGCCTGTCGTTAAGCCGACAATGACCTCAACAGCTTTGCCATTCTAAGGAAACATATTCATGAATATAGGCCCGCCCGTTGAGATAAGCATAAGCCAAGACCCAGACGACGGCGAAATTTGC